CATGCTAACGGTGTATTGGAATTTCACCGTATTGAATACAAAGCCGGATACAAATGCTCAGAACATGAACACAAGTTTAAGTGGAATGGATTCTTTGTAGAGTCAGGCAAAATGCTTGTACGTGTTTGGCAAGATGACCAAGGACTAGTTGATGAAACTATTCTTGAAGCAGGAGACTTTACACAAGTTAAACCGGGCAAAGTACATCAGTTTGAAGGACTAGAAGATGGTGTAGCATTTGAACTATACTGGGCTGAATTTAATCACGACGACATTGTGCGTAGAACAAGCGGAACACAAGTTGGAAAAACTAATACCAAATGAAGCACTAATATATGAACGTGCCGATGGCGTAGTTTATGCTCGCTATAGGGATCCTCCGCACAATAAACTTCCTCGTTGGATAGTTGGAGGTGACCCAGGCGGAGTATCACGTGCCCAAGGAAAATTGTTACACTACGGCGAATGGCAAAATTTATGTGACCTATGTGAAGAAAATGAAACACTTAAAAAGCTGATGGACAAGTTAGTAACTACATATTGGATTTTGAAAGAAGAAAAATGAAACCAGTTCCTATATTTGCTGACTTTTACGCTAAAGATAATATTAAGGATGAAATTAATTTTGATAGTCTTATACGTGAAATCGATCTTTATATAGAAAAATATGACCCTAAAGGACGCAATGTTAGTAACAAAGACGGCTATCAAAGTAATAATTTAGATTATTCTGTAATCACAAGTCGATTTACAGAAATTGGTTTATTGTTAGATACAATAGAAAAAAAATGTAAAGAATTTTTAAAAAAAGATAATATTGGTTTGTCAAATACATGGATTAATATCAATTATAAAAATAATTATAATAAACTTCATTTTCATCCTTACTCGGTTTTATCAGGCACAGTCTATGTAAGTATACCTCCTACTTCAAATAAAGACGACGGATGTTTTATTTTTATTAGGAACAGAGAATTTTCAGACTATGCTATGGAAATTCACACACAAGAATTAGAGCCAATGTATAACAGATCTAGAGAAACAATAAATCCTAAAACAGGTGATATAATAATCTTCCCATCCTATATGATGCACGAAGTAGATCCACACCAATCTAAAGATCGAAGAATATCTATAGCATTTAATACAAACGCTATTTTTTAAGGAGCAAAAAATGAGAATTATTGCAGGACCTTGCCAACACGAAACACTTGCACAGAGTGCAGAGATTGCCAAAGAATGTAAACGTGTGTGCGACAAGTATGGTATTGACTACTATTTCAAAGCAAGTTTTGACAAAGCAAATCGTACAAGTGTAAATGGTAAACGTGGTGTAGGACTAAAGAATACACTATACGATTTTAGAGAACTGAAAAATACACTTAGTGTAAAGACATTAACTGACGTACATGATATTTCACAAATTGTAACTATAAACAGTTGGAATAGCCAAGACCCTACAATCGATGTACTACAAATTCCTGCATTCTTATGTAGACAAACAGATTTAATTCAAACAGCATGTAAAAGCGGTTTAATTGTTAATATCAAAAAAGGACAGTTCCTAGCACCGTGGGACGTAAAAGGTATCCTTTCAAAAACAGAAGGTGCTAAAGAAGTTTGGATAACAGAAAGGGGAACAAGCTTTGGATATAATACTTTGGTTGTTGATTTCACCGGCCTTAACTATATGCTTGATAACTTTGATTGTGCTGTGGTTTTGGATGCCACGCACTCAGTACAAAAGCCTGGTGGCGCAGGAGATAGTAGCGGCGGCAATAGGGATTATGTTCCTGGCCTATCTCGCGCAGCTAGTGCTCTGGGCATTAGGAATTTCTTTTTAGAAGTACACGCTGATCCAGACAATGCACCTAGTGATGGTCCTAATATGCTTAAACTAGAAAATTTTGAAGATGTTGTAAGAGATATAGTTGCACATCACTATCCAGGCAAAAGAGAAACTGTTCCTATTGACAGAAACTACAAAGGATTTAGTTGATGAAACGTACTGCCGTATTCATACCTGCACGATATCATAGCACACGTTTTCCAGGCAAGCCGCTTACAATGCTTAACGGTAAAACAATGATACAAACTGTAGCAGAGAAGTGTAAAAGTTTTGGCTATGATACATTTGTACTTACTGACCATAAGCTAATTGCACAAGCAGCACAAGCATCAGGTGTTAACTTTTATATAGATTCAACTAATTATGAAAACGGCACAGAAAGATGTGCAGGTGCTGTGTTTAGTAGAAAATTTGATGACTATGATTACTTTATAAATGTGCAAGGTGATATGCCAGACGTAACACAAGAAATGGTTGACCAGTGTAAGTTTAGTTTAGGTAATCATTATCAAGTTAGCACAGTGTATACAGATATGCCAGAAAAGGAACAAAACAATCCTAACAGTGTAAAAATGGTACGTGGAGGAGACTCTGCACTTTGGTTTGGTAGAGGTATGACAGGGTATGGTTTATGGCACTTAGGAGTATATGGTTACACTAAGAATGCACTGCAATGCTACAATCAAATGCAAATTGAAAAAGAAGAACTTGTAGAAAAACTTGAACAATTGCGTTGGCTAAAAAATGGTTGGCAAATTGGTTGTTTGAGTGTACAATTTAATGGTGTAGAGATAAACACACCTGAGGACGTAGACGTATGGCATCACAACAAAAACTTCCAATAAGAGATATCCTAGCAGCAGTTGACACAGGGTCAATGAGTGTGTGGGACGAACTAAATGACGAAGAAAAAAAGAGTGTGAGCTTTTGGTTACTAAATCGCTGGGTAAGTTCAGTTGCTGGCGATAGAGATGCGCAAGAACTTGCTGTTGTAATGACAAATGAAGTTTACAATAAAAATTGGAATGTGTTAAGCACAAAACATCCTAAGTTACAGTGGCAACTACTTTGTGTTACACGAAATGCTAAAAACGAAATTAGAAAACATATATGGATTGGTCATAAAAAGAAAACCAGCGACAACAGTAAAGGTGTAAAACTGCTAGAACAGATTTATCCTAATATGAAACAAGATGAGGTAGAACTGCTTGCTAGATTATCTACAAAAAAAGAACTCAAAGAATTGGCTGAAGAACATGACATTGCAGTCAAACTCTGAAAAACCTTTTAAATGCGAATACTGTGGCAATGGTTATATGCGAGAAAAAACTCTCGCAGCACATATGTGTGAAAAGAAAAGACGTGCTCTACAAAAAGATGAAAAACGTGTACGTCACGGGTTTTATGCGTTTCAAAGGTTTTATAAATTAAGTGCAGGCGCAAAAAAAGAAAAAACATATGAAGACTTTTGTTCTTCACCATATTACAATGCATTTGTTAAATTTGGCAGTTTTATTTCAAATGTTAGGCCTTTATATCCTGAAAAGTATATAGACTATGTTGTAACTAGCGGTGTTAAATTAGATCATTGGTGCAAAGAAGCAATGTATGAAAAATATGCACTAGAGCTAATTCTAAAAGAAGATGTTGCTACTGCACTAGAGCGGTCAGTAAAAACAATGATGGAATGGGCAGACGATAAAAGCGCACAGTGGAATCATTATTTCTATTATGTTAGTTTGAACAGAGCAGTATGGGATATCAAAGATGGTAAAATGTCTCCATGGCTCATTCTTAATTGCCCTAGTGGCAAAGAAATGCTAAGTAAGTTTAATGACGAACAACTAGAACTTGTGTATCATGTCATTAATCCTGAACATTGGGCAATACGATTTAAAAGATTGCCAAATGATGTTCAACTTGTAAAAGATGTTGCGAAGGAAAGTAATTTATGAAAATTTTAATATGTGGCTTGCCAGGTAGCGGCAAAACCACTTTGGCTACTCCATTTGCAAAATTAATCGGAGCAGTGCATATAAACGCAGACGATATAAGAAAAGAATACAACGACTGGGACTTTAGCCCGGAAGGACGCATTAGGCAAGCACAACGTATGCGGTATCTAGCAGATGGAATCGTGAAAGCTGGAAGGACATGTGTTGCAGATTTTGTTGCACCTACTCCACAAGCACGTGACGAGTTTGGCGCCGATTATGTGGTATGGATGGATACAATTAAAGAAGGTAGATTTGAAGATACAAATAAAATGTATGTACCTCTAGAATTTGGACAATATGATTATCATGTTTCAGAATGGTTTGATGATACACATGAACAATTAGTTAAAGTAGTAGAAAAATTTATGCAACATGGAAAATAAGGTATCAGCTAAAAGACACTTAGCAAAAACATTAACTTGGCGTATACTAGCAACTACAGATACCTTTTTGCTTGCTTGGCTAATCACAGGCCAGATAGATTGGGCAGGAATGATTGCAGGTTTTGAAGTTGCTACAAAAATGATACTCTATTATGGTCATGAACGAATTTGGTACAAACACATTAAATACGGAGTAAAAGATGTTTGATTGGAAAAAGCCCACAGCACAGATGCTTGGGCGATGGCAACCGTGGCATGATGGTCACACGGCATTATTTAAAAAGGCACTATTAGAAACAGGTCAAGTATGTATTATGATCCGCGATGTTGGCGGCATTGTAGGCAAAGATGCAGGCGGCGGACGCACTGCAAAACAAGATGATAATCCTTTTGATGTAGAAACAGTTACACAAAATATCGTACAAGGATTAGCAAATCAAGGCTTTACAGAAGGCGAAGAATATGTTATAATGTTTGTACCTAATATAGTTGACATTAGCTACGGTCGTGGTGTTGGTTATACCTTTACACAACACGACTTAGGCGATGAGATACATAGTATAAGTGCAACACAAATTAGAGCACAGTTGAGAGCAGAAGGCAAGTTATGAATTTAGTTTATTATCCAGATCCGTTTTTAGATCGTCAAGTAAAAGAAGTTGACTTAGAAAATCCTAGTTTTAATCCTGTAGATTTAAAAGAACAAATGGTTGACTTTATGTTATCAAATAACGGTATAGGACTTAGTGCTAATCAAATTGGTTTAGACGCACAAGTTTTTGTAATGGGTGATAGTAAAGAAAATTCGACTATTTGTATAAATCCAACTGTGCTACAATATACTTCTGAAACTGTATTAGATATTGAAGGGTGTTTAAGTTTTCCTAATTTGTTTGTTAAAGTAAAACGTCCTAAAGAAATATTAGCTAAATGGTACAACGAAGACTTAGAAGAACAAATAGTTAAAATTGAAGGGTATAGTGCAAAATGTTATTTGCACGAATGGGACCATTTGCACGGAATTACATTTAAAGATCGTGTTTCAAAAATTAAATGGGACATGGCTAATAAAAAAGCACGTAAGTTGGAGAAAGCACTTGCCTGATATTGATATAGATTTTGGAGACAGAGATATTGTACTATCTAAGATACAACATCGTGTAGCAAAATTAAATACAGGTAAAAAACACAACACTGGTGTATATGTTACAGAGTGTCCGCATAATCCTATGAACAATCTTTCAACTATTGATTATAAGACAGCAGAAGACAGAGGTTACTTCAAACTTGATTTTTTAAATGTTAGTATCTATAAAGATGTAAGAGATGAAGAGCATCTAAAAGAATTAATGAATAGAGAACCTATATGGGAACTGTTAAAGCATCATGAATTTTGTTCGCAAGTTTTTCATTTAAGCGGAAATGAGGAGCTCGTAAAAACACTAGAACCATAATTTATAAACCAACTTGCTGTGGTTTTAGATATTATTCGCCCTTAAAAACGATACCAACAAAAAGAGGTTGATTGGGATAGAATAAACCGTGAAGTATGGACAAAACCTGAAGTTGGTAGTTACT